AAAGTTAAAATCTTTACCGCTTTAAAGTGCTAAAGCGCGCCGAAAATTCCCCCAATATCTCACGCATTTTTGTGCACAATGCCGAACGTGCAAAATCGGTTCCGATACTTTAGGACAGTAAAGCGATGATGCAAATTGTTCATGATTTGTTAACATATACTGCGTGTGGTTGTGGTATAATAAGCATAGTAAGAATTACACATGAAAGGAGATTCACAATGAAATTAGTGAAATTGTCTGCCGAAAAGCAAGCGCGGCTCTGTGAGGGATACGCAGTTGTATGTCGTAAGTATGTGTATCATAAAAGCAGTGTTACGGGCTGTGTTTATCGTTGGACGGTAAAGAATTGGTTACAGGGTGGTTATCAGGAAGGTGAAGAGGTGAAAATTGTATGACATTACGAGACTATCACAAGTTTACTTTGGGCACATCCGACCATCTGACTCGTTGCCGTGTGCTGTGGGGCGGTTCGGAAGTCCTGAACGACTATTTTAGCCGTTTGGGCGATATCGGGCAGAATATCAAAATCCGTGCGGCCCGTTACGATGAAAAGCACGACGTTTTGACGGCGTATGCGTCGGACAAAGGTTTTGTTGAGTATCGCAATGCGTTGCGGCATTGGCAGCATAGAGAAGGGAGATATAACAGGTATGACCACAAGAAACAAGGCGGCATTTAAAGTATGCCATATTTACGTTTACCAGAGCAATAAAGGCGCATGGCGTGCATCAAGCTGTGTTTATGCAGACCCCCGCGAAATTCGCAAGTTTTATGACTGCATTCGCACATGTCTTGTGGGGGCTGCAGATTGTGTGTTGACGGAAACCATGGACGGCTTTAGAATAGAGGTGTTTCAATAATGTTGCTGGATATGTTGTATTTGTTCGGTATATTTCCGGCTGTATGTTTGGGCTTTGTGGTGTTGATTGCACTTTTTGTTATCTGGCTACTGGGGTTTGAGACGATTAAAATTTTAGAAAGAAGGTTTTTCGATGGCACGAAGCGCTAAACATTTACCAAAGTACGCGCCGCAAACATGGGCCTATTACAGTCCCGATGCTACAGACCCGAACCAGCTTACAAAGGCGGAGCTTGTAAAGGTCATTCGCAAGGCGGCAAAAGCCGCAAATCAGCGGTTGCGTGCTCTTGAAAAAAGCGACGTTATCAATACGGCGAAAACAGGCGCGTACAAGTACGCACAAAGCCAGATGCCGGGGAAAATTAAGCCGCGTTTCAACGAACGGCCCAAAGAAACCGCTGACCGTTCGACGCTCAAGCATCAGTATTTGCAGTTACGTGAATTTATGACGATGAAAAGTAGCACCGTCACAGGTGTGAGAGCAATCAAAGATGCACGCTATCAAACAGCCGTGCAGCGCGGTTTCAAAGGGACGGCGGAACAATGGGACATGGCGGTGCAGAAGTTTTTCACCAAAGCCGCTGAAAAACTTTTTGACAGTGATAAAATTTATGATGCTATCACCGGAAACAATTCGGATGTGCTGGAAGATATCATAACGGCGGACCGGGACGACCAGACGACAAAAGGTCAAGCGCTGCTAGACTATATAAGGAGAATCACATAAATGAGAGAATCGCAAGGCGTGCTTGTTAGCGAGTGTTTAGCTGAATATCTGCCGCGCCTTGTGTGTCCGCGAAAAGTCAAGCGCACCAAAGGCCGGAAATACATGTCAAGCTATCTGGATGTTACAGCGACATTTGACATTGAGACCACCAACACCGATACAGACGGTTTTGCGTACAGCTGGCAAACCTGTATCGGTGGTGATGTTATTGTTCCCCGTTACTTTGAGGACTGGGCGGAAATGCTTGAGACTTTGGTAGATAAATGGGGTATCAATGAAAAGAACCGGTTGGTGTTGTATGTGCATAACTTAGGTTATGAGCATCAATACATTATGCAGCTGTTAACGGCCCGTTGGGGTCTGGCTGATAGCTTGTACACGAAAAGCCGCAAGCCCCTTTATTTGCGCTTTGATAATGGTATAGAATTTAGGGACAGTTTCAAGCTGTTCCAAAAGAGCCTTGCCAGAGCAACAGAAGGTTGCACGCATGCAAAACTTGCGGGCGACCTTGATTACTCTGTTTATCGCACTCCTGATACATTTTTGACAGATACGGAGTTTGCGTATTGTGTCAATGATGTGTTGGGTTTGTACGAAGCAATTGAGCGATTGAAAGCAGAACATGGGTACAATCAGGCGACAATCCCATACACCAATACCGGCATGGTCATTGAAGCAGTGCGCAAGGAAATCATGCCAGACCGGCGATGCATGGCGGCTATTAAGGCGCTGCAGCTTGACCGTGAACAGATGGCGCTTGCATATCACTGCATGGCGGGTGGTGACACCCACGGCACGCGTTGGCGGGCCGGTCGCACCTACATCAATTGCAATTCCTACGATTTCAAGAGCGCGCACCCGTCGCAGCAACTGCTTTGGAAATTTCCATCCGGTACACCGGTAACGTTGCCTGCAGACTTGCCGGAAGAGGATTTGAAAAAGTTCATCAAGGCCGGTTATGGCTGGATTGCTAAACTTTGCATCATCAATCCCCGGTGCAAGTCTGAATGCCCTGACCCCTGTATTTCGTTCAGCAAATGCCCCGATGTGTCGGGCCTTGATGAACTGGATAACGGTCGTGTGCTGGGGGCTGATGCCCTGTTCTGGTATTGTGATTCCAACGACTACCAACGGTTTGTTGATGGATACATTTATGATAAAATAGTTGCAGTTGAAAGCGTGGCGTTTCGTCTGGATTATCTGCCCGATTCTTTCCGCAGGACGATTTACGAGAAGTTTCGCGTGAAAGAATCAGAGAAGGGAAGTCCGGACTATGCTTTTGCAAAAATTTGCGTCAATACCATTTTCGGTGCATGTGCACAGAAAACGGTGCGTGATGAATACGGGTGCGACCCCGACACGTTGGAGTGTACGCACAAAAGCTGGATAATGAACTTGCAGAGTAAAGACGACGCCGAAATTCAGAAATCACAAGAAAAGAAATTTCCTTTCTTGTGGGGCCTGTGGACTGCTTCACTCTCCCGTATCAAGCTGTGGGATATGCTGAAACGCGTTGGCTGGGAAAAAGTCATTTATTGGGACACGGATAGCTGCAAGTTTGAGGGGGAAAAGCAGCCCGCTATTGACGACTACAATGCTGGCATTCGTGCGCAATGCGTGCTGCGTGATTGCGTGGTTGAAAAGAAAGACGGCAGCAAAGTCTATATTGGCGTTGCAGAGGACGAACACCCGCATGACCGATATGGTATGCAAGCGTTCCGATTTCTGCACGCAAAGTGCTATGCATGTGTCGATGCAGACGGCACGATTGAAAGCACCATTGCGGGAGTAAACAAAAAAGCGGGTGTCAAGGCCCTTGACGGCAGTATTGATAATTTGCGAGACGGCTTGCGTATATCCCCGGCAGGCGGTCAATGTCTGACATACCATGATGAACCGATACGCCAGCGCACCGACTTTGCAAGGCCCACGGTTTCCGCGTCGTGGGTTGTCATGACCGACCGTGAATATCGGGTATCGGATGAACGCAGTCTTTTAATGGAATGTGAGATATCAGTTTGACGATTTCACAAATTGTTCACAGTTTGTTAACGCATCAAGACAGGAAATGTGGTATTATATAATCACAGAAAGGAAATACACCAATACAGACAGAAAGGACGAATATCATGATTGATATGAACATTATTTTCGAACTGATTGAAGAAGCATCTAAAGCCGGTACAGCCGTTAGAAATTCAAATGGTTTACATTATGACGCGGTAGACCATGGCGACAGCACTTATATTTGTGTATATGAGACGGGCGAACAAGAGCCGTTCTACACCAACTACTTTAAGCACTCTTGATGACAAGTCGATACCCCGCGTAAGCGGGGTTCATTATAACAGAAAGGAAAATAACATGGCAAGTATCACGAAGGTTGAAATCTGGGAAGATATCGCGGGGAACGTTATCGGGCTTGTGTTCGACCCTGCGGGGGAGCTGACGAACGCCGTGCAGAATCTGGGAGCGCAGCAGCCGCTGCCCCGTCCCGCGCTGGTGGAAGCAGCACGGCAGGCTTTCCCGTTCGCCCCCACGTATGACCCGCACGCATTCGGGGAGCGGTCTCTTACTGATTTGTATGTTTACTTACAGGCATACAATCACCATATCGCGGATATCTTTCCGGAATCCCCGACCGCATTCTATCCGGAACGTGCTACCCCTGCAGGGCTGCAGTTCCTTATTCGCTGGATGTTCTAAGGGGGTGAATTTATGCAGGACATCAATAACAAGCTGAAAGAAATTCTCGAAAAGCTGATTGATTTTTTCGAGAACTTTGTGGATGAAATGGCGGAGATTAAGACAAACCAGACCGACGCAATTTCCCATCTGCAGACCATCGAACAGAAGCAGGACACCATGATAGACCTGTTGCGCACCATCGCAGCAAACACCACAAAGTAAGATGTTCCACGTGGAACAAATCACACTGACAGATAACAAAAGGAGAAAAATACTATGTCATTCGCAAAAAACAACAACGCATCCACCTCTAAGAAAGTCGCAGACGGCCCCCGCGTCTCTGTGGAAATGCTGCACGACTTGAACGCCGTTGTGCGTAACGTGCGTATGGTCGCAGATAACTGCCTTACTTTCACCCTTAGGCTGTACGGTATTGACCTGTACGGAATGCGGCTGGTTGAGGGCGAAAAGAGTACGTTCATCACTGCCAGCGCCAACAAGGGCAAAAACGGCAAATACTACGACAATTTCCGTGTCTACTTTGCCGAAGATGCCGTGCAGGCCGTGGAAAACGCAGTGCGCAAAGCATACGATGAAAACACGGACGAAGTAGAGGTATAAATTATGAGCAAGCGCAACAAAGATATTGCGCTTGACCTGTACACCGGCGACGGCTGGGTTAACATCCCATCCGTCGCCGCTTTGGGTTGCTGGTGCAATATCATTATCGGCAAACGTCAAGTTGGTAAAACGTTCGGAACGCTTAAATACATGCTTGACGAAAACAAGTATTTCTTGTACATGCGCCGCACAGTGAACGAATTGCAGGCCGTCGCCGCTGACCCGGATTTGAACCCGTTCAATGCTTTGCAATCTGTGGGTTACGATATTGGCATTCTGAAAGCTGGTAAAATCTCCTATTCAATCGGGGATATTGAATACACGGATGAAGAGGACAAAGACGGGCGCAAGAAATGGCACATCGGCAACAAACGTGCTGTTGGTATGGCGCTGCCGTCAATCGCGGGCATCCGTGGATTCAATGGCAGTGTGTTTTCAGACCTTGTTTTTGATGAATTCATTCCCGAAAGAATCATTGCAAAGCGCAAGGCTGAAGGCGAAGCGCTTTTAAACGCCTATGTTACTGTGTGCGGCAACAGAGAATTGGAAGGAAAGCCACCCTTGCGCATGTGGCTTTTAGCGAATGCGTTCGACATTTCTAGCCCGATTCTTGAACAGCTGGGATGTACCGACCTTGTGGCGAAAATGTCAAGGAGCGGGCACGAATGGTGCATGACCGATACGGGAGTGTTTATTGCGATGCCGCATAGCGACCGTATCAGCGACCGCCGCAAGCAAACGGCCCTGATGAAACATCTGGCGGGTAAAGGCGATTTTTACCGGATGGCAATGCAGAATGAATTCGCGTACAATAACCTTGAAAACGTGCGCCCCCGTAGCCTGAAAGGCATGACCCCGTTGTTTGCATTCGCTGGGCTGTACGCATACCAGATGGACGAACTTCACTACTATATCTGTGAAAGCCCCCATAGTGGACGGGAGCACTACGGAAGCAGCCCGCAGGCTGCAACGCAGTTGCAGGCCGTGCACCCCGAATTGCGGCCGATGATATGCTTAGGACAAGTTGATTTTTCGTCTGTCCCCGCTCTGCTCAAGACCCGGAACTATCTTGACATTAAGGATTAACGGGTGTATCATGAAAGAGCGGGGGAGCCGCACAAAAGGAACACCCCGGAAGGGTGCGCGGCTGGCTTTTCCTTTTCCATGCCCCCGCGTTTCTGAGAGCAGAACACCGCATCCTTTATGCAACTGGGCTTTCTGCTCCTGTTCTGCTTTCAGAAACAGAAAGGGGGTGAACACATGGTAAACGTATATTTTTTGAGCGTGGACGGGAATGCCCGTTTGTCTGAGCATTTTAAACTTTCAGAGTTTCAGTGCCGCGATGGGCAAGATTTTGTTGCAGTTGACCCCCGACTTGTTGAACTGCTGGAAAACATTCGCAAGGTGTGCGGCGACGCGGTGCACATCAACAGCGGATTCCGCACCGCAAGCTGGAACCGGCAGCAGAAAGGCAGCGCCCCCCATAGCAAGCACCTTTATGGGCTGGCTGCCGATATCTGGGTTGGCCACTTTGACAAAATGCGTCGGCCTGTCCGCACAAAGACCCCCGCCGAAGTCGCTGCAATTGCTGAGATTTTCTTAGGAAATAGCGGCGGTATCGGCATCTATAAGACTTTTACACACGTCGATGTAAGAACCGGCTCGAGCCGGTGGAAAGGATGATTCACATGACTATCAACGATATTTTGGCTTTGGGCAAAATGGGATTCACGGCACAACAGGTGCAGCAGATGCTTTCTCTGGAACGCGCGCAGCAGGGCCAGCCTATCACGGCCCCGGCACAGAGCGCGGCCCCCGCTGCCGCTCCTGCAGCACAGCAGCCTGTGGCCCCTGACCCTATGGCGGCAATGGCGCAGCAGATTGCAGACCTGACCGCCGCCATCAACGCAAAAACCGTTCCGACCGCTGGAACCGTGGGAAATTATGCCCCCGTTACCAGCGTGGAAGATATCATTCTTGGGCTGGTGCAGCCTGCCGAAGCGCCTGCAAGCCCCGACTTTAGCGCCGTGAAGTAACGGCAGAAAGGAGTAACAAATGGCAAAATCCCGTACTAACATGCCTGAACTGAAGGGCATGAGCGTGTTTCGGCCGACTGACATTTACACCATTGCCAATGCGCTGGTAAAGGAAGTCACCGGACAGACCGCCACCATTCAGGCCATCAACACCGCAAGTTTTATTCAGGTCGGGCAGATGTGCCTTGACCAGAGCATGGAAGGAACCCTGCAGGCGCTTTCTAACATGATTGCGCGTACCGTCATTTCCAGCCGTTCTTATGCAGGCCGGTTTACCAGCATTGAGACCGACCGGCAGGAATGGGGTCTCTTTGTCCGTGAAATTGCTTTCTTCTCTGGCGATTTCGACGAGTCCAAATTCGTCAACACCGCACAGAATAACGACATTCTGGTGGACGGTAACAGCGTGGACATGTACAAAATCAAGAAACGCTATCCGCTCGAGCTGTTCTATGGTGGGCAGAAGGTGCTGAACCAGCGCTATACCACTTTCCGGAACCAGCTCAAGACTGCTTTCACCAGTGAGAGCGAGTTTAGCGCGTTCCTTGCTGCCATGACCACCGAAATCGCAAACGACATTGCCCGCTGGAAAACCGCAGAGAATCGCGCACAGGTCATCAATTTCATGGGTGCGCTGTACAACTCTGACCGCCCTGAATGTCATGTGAACCTGACCAAAGCTTTCAACGCGGCACGCGGTACGACCTACACCACCAAAGAACTGCTGACCACCCATCTGCAGGAATTTCTTTCCTTTTTCGTGTCGTGGCTGGAGACTACCAGCAGCCTGATGGAGAACAGCTCTGTGCTGTACCACCAGACCCCTGTATGCACCGACGACGGCGGCAACACGCTGCATCTTCTGCGTCACACCCCTAAGAGCGAACAGAAACTGCTGCTGTATCAGCCCCTTATCAACGATGCCCGCAGCTGGGTCTATCCTGCCATCTTTGGCCCCGGCTATCTGAGTTTCGGCAACTACGAAGGTGTCGATTTCTGGCAGAACATCAACGACAAGCCCGCCATTTCCTGCATCCCGTCGCAGTTTGACGTGAACACTGGCAGACAGGTGACGGGCGGCGCGGTTGCTCTGTCCTATGTCGTGGGCCTGCTGTATGACCGCAAGGCCATGGCGACGACCTACTATCAGGATAGCGTGTACACTACCCCGTTCAATATCTCTGGTGAGTACTACAACACCGAACATCACTGGAAGATGAACTACACGCAGAACCCGACGCAGAATGCAATCCTGATGTTTATGTCCGACGAACCGTAAAGGTTCTATATCAACCCAACAGCTGAATGTGTGGGCCGGGTGAAAGCCCGGCCCTTATTTTATAGGAAAGGAGAAATATATGGCAGACCATAACGAAGGTATTGAACACGGCTATCATGCACATCTGGGCAAAGTCTCGAAACGGCTTAACAGCACAAAGCGCATTGCACTGTCTGAACTGCCGGATGAGTTTCCATTTTACATGAAACGAGCCTGCAGCATGGAAGCACCGGTATTTTACGTGCGCCTGAACAGCCTGAATATCTCGCCGCAGTACAACTACTGTTACATTGAAGAAACCCACGCATATTATTGGATTGAGGACATCACCGCGTTGAACGCCAATAACTGGCAATTCTCTTGTACTATCGACGCATTGGCGACCTTTGCGGACGATATCAAGAAAACTAAAGCGTACATCGTATACGGTCACAACAAGTTCGATGCATCCGGCGACAGCTACCGCGTGCAGGACAGCCGCCAGAACGTCGCACAGCGTCCGACTGTAACCAGCGTGGCGCTTGATGTGACGGATGAATGTATCGATAATACACAGGGCGCTTTCATCCTGTCGGCAGTTGGCAAAAGTTCCGGTGTTACTACCTATGTCATGAACAAGACGGCGCTTTCTCGCCTGATTGATAGCATTCAGCAGGATATCACCGCCGACTTTGGGCAGATGTTTTCTGACGTGCAGACCAAAACGACACAGGTAAACACGGTGGACACATACCCACCGGCATTGGAAGCAAAAGGCGGTGTTGTTTCCCGTGTTGGCAGCACTACAGAGACCTACAGCGGTGCAGACAGCTCCACGGATAAGGCTATCAAGTATCTGGCAAAGAATTTCGTGTACGGTGGTGCGGCTGTGGATTGTATCCGCTCCTGCATCTGGATTCCTATTAAGGCAAGTGTTATCCCGCAGAGCAGTCAAAATGTATTTTTGGGAGACTTTGACACCGGTGTTTCTGGCGGCGTAATGGGGCATTCTCAAATTAAACGTGAAACCGCGATTCCGATTCCGTGGCCTGTGTCTGACTGGAAACGGCTGAATTGCCAGATGCTGCTGTATGTGCCGTTCATTGGAACGGTTTCTATTCCTGTCGATAAAGTAAACAACGTTGCAGCCTTGACCGTTACGTGGTGTTGTTCTTTCCTTGACGGCAATATTTCTGTAAAGGTGGATGCAGGCACATACACAGTATACGTGGGCAGCGCTAATATTGCATCGCAGTATGCAATTGGTGCAAGCAATATCAGCCTGACCGGAAATCAGGCAGCGGCGACCATTGGCGCTATTGGCATAGGCTTACAGGTGGGCGGTGGTGCACTGAGCAGTGCCGCAAGCTTTCCTATCGACATCGGCCCCATTCATGGAGAGCTGTACAAAAACCCGTCACCGCAAGCCAAAGGCATGGGTTCTGCAATGCAGTCATTGGGCGGCGCGGTGATGCAGATGATTCCCCCCGTCGCACAGTGTGCGGGCAGCATGACCGGAAACGCAACGGCGCTACAGTCTATGGAAGCGTGTTTGACCCTGCTTTACTACCCGCCCACTGACGACACGAATTTTCAAAGCATGTACGGGCATCCCGTGATGAAAATTGACACCCCTGCCGCAGGATACTGCCAGACGCGCGGTTTTTCCGTCGCGGCATCTATGGCGACCAGCGCAGAAACCGCTTACATCAATGCCGCTATGGACGGCGGCGTGTTTATCGAATAAGGAAGGTGTTAACATGTATCAGTGCTACAATGGAAGCTATGACATGCAGGCATGCGGTGGATTTCGTCCCCCGTCTCTGAGCACGGACGTTCTCAACTACTGGGAAAGGTCGTTTTTTCAGCGTATGCGAGCGCTCTATAAAATCCATGGCCTGCCGGAAGCAGGCCCCGGGCAAATCGGCTGGGATTATGACGCGTTTCTTTACCAGCTGTTGCGCATGGGCTATGCTGTTGTGTTCAACTCCAAAACATACGGCCTTGTTGTGCAGCCGGGTGCACCTACGGGTTTTGGGCTGCAGTTCCAGCCACGCGGCATGATGGTGCAGACCCCGTTTTTCCAGTTTGACAGGCCGCTTGAAATCGGCACGGAATGCGCCGTTATCAAGCTGACCCCCGACTATCGCGGGGTCTGGGATATCATCGAGAAGTACGCCGTCGAAATGCAGCAGCTTGAAGTGTCTATTCGGCAGGCCGTCGTAAACAGCCGTTTTGCTTATGCTGCTATCGCCAAAGACGACAAAGACCGCCGCACTCTTGAAACGATTTTCGAGCGGCTCGAAAACGGTAAACCCGCTATTGTGGTGAACGGGCAGCTGCAAAAGCCCGTCATGAACAAGGCTGATGCACAGTATCAGCTGCCAATCATGCAGTTCGACCGCGATTTGTCGAAAAACTTTATTCTTCCTGACCTGTACGACCTGAGACGCAAGACTTTGCAGGACTTTTACCGTGAACTGGGCATTCGTGTGCAGCCTGATAAAAAAGAGCGGCTTGTGACGAATGAAAGCGCCAGCGCGGACGCTGAAACGTACAATCGCCGGGAAGTCTGGAAAATTTCTCTTGACGAATCGGTGAAAGTGTGCAATGATATGTATGGAACCAATATCTCTATCGAAATCAACGAGCCGCCAGAGCTGAGAGAAGGGGGTGCAGATGATGCCAATGTACTGGGGGAGCATGACGAACCAGAACAGCACGAACCAAAGCAGTGATGCCCTTGACCGTGCGTGCAAGCTCCTGTGCAATATCCCGGAAGGCCTGTTTCGTGATTTTGCTGTGCCAGCTGGCATGAATAGAGAACTTGCAATTCATATTATTATGCGGGAGCACGGTATTGCACCTCTTTACCGGCCTGACCCGTATTGGATGGTGGACGCTATCCGGTATTGGGTGCAAGAGAGCATGCCTATCTGGGAAAAACTCTATAGCACGACGCAGCTTAAATACAATCCTATCTGGAACACCGACGTACAGGAGCGAACCACCGATATCCGTACCACCGACCGCGATACAACGCAGGACAGAACCGCCATCAATCGCGGCAAGAGTGGGCAGACCGTGGGACAGGTGACGACCGGAGACTATCACGAGACCGGCAGCACAGAGCTGCACGACGAAACCGCAGGCACTGGGCATACGGAGACCGAAGGAAAGTCTATCACGGACGATACTAGCACCACCACGACCGTCAACAAGACGGACGTTGCAGGCACGGACAAAAAGACCACGGAAAGCACGAAAAAACTTGACCAGACTGTAACACGAGACATCAGCCCGGAGAACGCGCCTGACTACCAGCCAGACGACCAGACGCACACCGTAGCAGAGGAAACCTTTAAAAGCACCGAAAACGGGGAGCATAAAGAGACCACCGACTTTACGGGGAATTCCACCACTGTAGCCAATTCGACCACCAACACCACCGGCACATCTGACACAGAGACCCACGGGCACGAAGACCAGACGACCGGAAGCCAGACGGACGGAACGACCAAAGGCACGACCGACACGAAGACAAAAGCCCACGATATCCGGCACGAAGATGCCAAAGAGGTAGGCAAAGAAAAAGTCACCGATATGTACAATCACGGCTGGATTAAGCAGGGTAACATTGGAGTTACCACCACACAACAGATGATTGATGCCGAACGAGAAACAGTCCTGTTTGACGTGTACATGGCGATTGCCAATGATTATCATGCAAAGTTCTGTTTGGATGTGTATTAAGGGGGCAATACCATGGACGCAATTATAGCCGCCCTTGTATCTGGAATTGTCACCCTTGCGGGTGTCCTGATTGCTAACAGCAAATCACAAGCCGTCACAGACGTGAAAATTGAAGAGTTGACGCGGGAAGTCCGCAAGCACAATTCCTTTGCTGAGAAAATCCCCGTCATTGAAGAACAAATCAAAGTCGCAAATCATCGTATTGATGATTTAGAACATATCAACCACCTGAAAGGAGATTAAACCATGAACGACCTTCACATTTCCGCAGGCACTATTGCCCGAACCCTTGTCCTTGTCCTTGCCATCGTCAACCAAATTTTGAGCGCGTGCGGCAAAAGCCCCCTGCCCATCGAATCTGAAACGCTGGAACAGCTGGTGACAGCTGGCTTTACCACCGTCGCCGCCCTGATTGCATGGTGGAAGAACAACAGTTTCACCACCAATGCACTCAAGGCTGACGCGCTGCTTGCGCAGCTGAACGGCAAACACTAACTGACTGACCCCCGCGAAAGCGGGGGGATTTTATGAAAGGAGTAGCTTATGGCTGACGAAACGAAAAAACCCGATATCAGTACCCCTTTTATCTTTCAGACATCGCCCCCCTATGCTGCACCCGGCGACCATTACCAGTATGACTTGTATTGGCTGGTAAACCAGCTCAAGCAGGCATTGAACAACACCGAAACACTACGGCTGCACGATATCGGGCAGGATACCCGCCTTGATGGTCTGGATATCTTGACGGCGCAGCTGAAAGATGCAACCGACCAGCTTTTTGCAAAGCTGAAAGCAGGCGACTTTACCAAAGATACGTTTCTTGAGTGGGTCAACACCAATATGACCGATATCATTTATCAGATGGTGCGGTTTGTGTTCTTTGGCCTTGACGACGACGGGCATTTTGTCGCCTATATCCCCGCAAGCTGGAAGTTCCTGCACTTTGATACCCTGCTTGACCCCGATAAACCCGGGTTTGGGCATTTGGTCGTTTACTACTAAGAAAGGAGCATTTTCATTATGGCAAAATGTAATTGCAATGACTTCCCTATTTCCTGTGCACCGCACGCCCCGGGTGGTGATTGCTGCCATCCGCACGGATGCCCCCCGCATCCGTGTCCCCCGCCCCCGTTCAAGGGCGGCACGAGCATGTATATTGGTGCACGGTATGTCCCGATTTTTGCCGACCCCGTGGAATGGGACGATGAGCGCGAGTACGAGCCGTTGACCATTGTCATCCATGACGGCAGCTGTTACACCTCTAAGTGCTATGTGCCGAAGGGCGCACAGCTGCCCCCGTACCCGGAAGGACAGACTAAATATTGGGTCAAAATGTCCGACTATAACTATCAGTTCGCCGACCTCAAGAAAACCGTGCTTGACCTGTCCCGACTGGTTGAGCAGTTCCAGAAAGATAACAAGGAGTTCACCGACCTGATTAACGGCTGGAACGAAAAAGTGCAGCAGTGGGAGACCGAAATGACGGCATGGGGAGAACGCCTTGACACTGTTGAATCCCACGTTACCGACCTAACCGCCAGCCTGAACGCCGAAATCGAACGCGCAAAGGCCGCAGAACAGGCAAACGCCGCTGCTATCGCAAAAGAGACCGCCGACCGCAAGCAGGCTATTTCTGTTCTTGACGCGGCATATAAGGCAGCAGATACCGCGCTGAGTGACCGCATCACCGCCAACAAGACGGGCATTGATGCCCTGAAAGCTGAACAGGCCATTCAGAACACCAATATCAGCAAAAACGCGAAAAACATTTCTGACAATGCGGCAGAAATCGCAAAGCACGCTGCCCGTCTGAGCAGCCTTGAAAGTAATGCGTCTGACTGGGACGACGTTTTCCCCGACACGACCATTGCACAGGAAGTGCAGAAGGAAGAGCTTGCACGCGCCAACGCTGATACTGCCCTGAACGGACGTTGCGATACTATCGCGGCGGACGTGGAAGAGGTGCGAGACATCGCGAACCATAAGGTAGACCAAACGGTTTTTGACAAAGCGGACTTACTGAACGTGAAGTATTATGACGCCACCAGACGAGTCATTATCACCCCTGCACTTGACGTTCCGGTTGAACAGCTGACCCGGGAATATCTTAATTCGTCCCATGGTTTATTTGAACGTGGGTCCCGGAACTGGGTTGGCCGTTCACTGGCTAACCTTGCCCTTAAGTCTGAGGTTGACAAGGCACAGGCCGCAGCCGACAAAGCAAACGCTAACATTGGTGACTGGGAAACTGACCACCCGAACCAGACTATCAGCCAGTGTGCGACCAGTCTGGAAAATGAGCTTGCAGCAACTGATGCCAAGGCAGACGCAAATGCCGCTAATATTGGTGACTGGAACACGGAGCATCCCGGCAAGACGATTTCGCAGGCGGTGACGGATGTGAGCGGCGACATTCCCGATGTGAGCGGGTTCGTCACTAAGACGACCTACAATCAGGAACAGGCGGCGCAGGATGCCAAAATCACCGCCGCACAGAACGCCGCCAACAAGGCAAACGCCACTATTGGCGACTGGGATGCACAACACCCCGGCAAGACCATTGCGCAGGCGGTGACGGATGTGAGCAGCTCTATCCCTGACGTGAGCGGGTTCGTCACTAAGACGACCTACAATCAGGGACAGGCGGCACAGGATGCCAAAATTGCCGAAGCAAAGACTGCAGCTGATAAAGCAAATGCCAGCATTGGTGACTGGGATGCACAGCACCCCGGCAAGACCATTGCGCAGGCGGTGACGGATGTGAGCAGCTCTATCCCTGACGTGAGCGGGTTCGTCACTAAGACGACCTACAATCAGGGACAGGCGGCACAGGATGCCAAAATTGCCGAAGCAAAGACTGCAGCTGATAAAGCAAATGCCAGCATTGGTGACTGGGATGCACAGCACCCCGGCAAGACCATTGCGCAGGCGGTGACGGATGCCGACTATCTGGCTTTTCTGGACGACCTTTATCCTCAAGGCAGTATCGTCCCCGGTGGAAGTTTCTACAAGTTCAACGTTTACCCCGCTTATTATGTCGGCAATACCTCAACTGATGACACGAGTCTTCCTGTTTTCGTCCCTGATATTGTCGCGCGTTTCAACCAGTGTTGGACACCTAATTATACTTTCCCTACAGCTATCCGTATTCACGACGCAACAGGAAATATTGTTGAAACAAAAACCGTTAAAAAAGCCGAAATCCTCAGTACATCCGATAACCCCCAACTTCACATTGAATTTGATTCTAGATTTACTTTTCCCGCATCGGGGATTTACTACTTTGAGTTTGTGGGTGTCATTTATTTTGGCTACAGTTGGACAAAAAACAACGTGAAATTTGCTAAATCTAATTAACATTTTCGCGTCTTGCATAACACAAAGAAAGGACTTCCAAAACGGAAGTCCTTTTTTCTTGTTATTCTAAGGATATCACAGCGGCAATAAAAAAGTTTATCCCAAGAATTGCAACTATTGTACAAATGCCGGGTAACAATCCGACTTCTGTAAACACCGTTATTACTATAACTACTTCAACAATCCAAGACAGAGTTGCTAGACATAGCCCCGCCAAACAAAACAAAATCTCGCTATTTTTCATCTTGTACACACTCCTTTCTACTCTTATTATACCACAACCACACGCAGTATATGTTAACAAATCATGAACAATTTGCATCATCGCTTTACTGTCCTAAAGTATCGGAACCGATTTTGCACGTTCGGCATTGTGCACAAAAATGCGTGAGATATTGGGGGAATTTTCGGCGCGCTTTAGCACTTTAAAGCGGTAAAGATTTTAACTTT